AGGAAGGTACTGTGTAAGAACCTACAGCAGTAAGCGATGTGCCAATGCTGCGAGAGAGTTTGCGTTTAAAGCTATTAGCCATCTACATTACCCCAGTGCTATTGCCATTGCGACCGCTGTACCAGCTTGGTCTACATCTAAATTAGTGCGGGCGGCAGCAGCCGTACTTGCCCCCGTACCACCGTCCGCTACCGCTAAATCTGTGATACCTGTAATTGAACCACCTGTGATTTTAGCGTTCGACATAGCTAAATTATCACCCAAACTATAAACAAGAGCCCCTGCTCCTGCGCCATCACAATAAACGATAGCCGTTTGACCGTTTACTATGGTAGCGTTACCACCAGAACCCTGTGTTACAGTAATGTCTCGGCTACCCGAAAGCGCGTTTTGGAAAAGGAAAAACGCCGCAGACGTGTTCGGACCAACAGTAAGTGTGACGGTGCCGCCTAAATCACCACCATCCACAAACTTAATAGCCCTAAACATACCATCTTCGACGTTACTTGCGCCTTGTGAAGGGGTAGAGGGCCGAACGGTAAGGGTAGAACTGGTGCTGGAAAGCGTAACCGATTTAAAACCAGCTAAACGGTCAAAAATATCAAAGTTGTAATTGGCCGTAGTGCCCCACGTACCAGACTGTTCACCAGTAGCCGGTTGCTCTATCGCAAAGTTGGTAGTAAACACACTGGGCATTTATGTCTCCTATGCGGCAATATCCGTCCAGTTTGGCGTCTGAGATGGTGTCGTCTCTGTCCAGCTTGGCGACTGCGAGGGCGAAATTCCTCCCCAACTTGGGTTCTGGCTCGGTATAATTTGACTCCAAATGAAGACGTTGCCTATTTCTCCTGTTGCAGACACGCCTGTGACCGCTACATTTGCGTCTGCTTTTGCTGTTACAGTACCAAGATTTGCAGTTACTTGCAATCCTGTAGCTGGTATGACAGCACCCCCAGCTACAGTAACCGTACCTAAACCGCTTGTTGCTTCTTCACCTGTAACCGCTACATTTGCATCAGCGGTTACTGTTACGGCTTGGACAAACCCGTCATTTGTAAAGGTAGTAGAGCCGTCCGCGCCATCAAAATGTAGTAAAGTAGGAGTATTGTCATCCGCAGTGTAAGCAGAGCTAGGCGGGGTAAAGCTGTTTCCATCATACCTGTCTACATTAGAAATGCGAAGTTCATCTAAATAACCCGCCCAATTATTTGAGCCGTTGAAATCTGAACCAATATGTATGTTTGCGGCAGTAGCCGTTGTTCCAAAAAGCGTACTGTCTACTTTAACGCCGTCTACAAAAACTGAGTAAGTATTACCGAAAGGATCACCTCTGGTAACAGCAATATGAACCCAAGTATTTGCTGAAAACACGCCATTTACATTAAACAGCGTTCCGTTTGCTCGAACAACTAACAGATTATCCGTTGCTTGGCGAAGAGCTAACGCATTGTTAGATGTGGAATCCCTAGAGTCAAAGAACACCGCATCTTGTGTGCCACTAGCGGGTCTGACCCACATATCTATTGTAAACGGGTCACCACTAAAATTGTACGTTTCTTGAGACTCTAAATAGTCACCAGAGCCATCTAAAAGTAAACTTGCCCCACCAAATTTCGACTGAGCCGTAGATATTTGAGCATCACCAAACCCAGAGAAAGTAATTGGGGCGGGGAACGCTGCTGTCGCAGAGACGCCGGTAACAGCGACGCCTGCATCCGCCGTTACCGTTACAGAGCCTAAACCGCCTGTTGCAGAAAGACCCGTTACAGGGACAATAGCGTCTCCTGTTACACTAACCGTACCAACCGCACCCGTAGCTGAAAGGCCAGTTACTGCAACATTTGCATCAGCGGAGACTGTGACGCTGCCTAGAGCTGTAGTGCCTTCAAGTCCAGTAACAGCGACATTTGCATCCGCTGCTACCGTGACGCTACCTACATTACCTGTACCGGCAACACCTGTAACCGCCACGTTGGCTTCCGCCACGACAGTTACAGAACCTAATCCGGTGGTTCCCGCTTCTCCGGTTACAGCAACATTTGCATCAGCGGAGACTGTGACGCTGCCTACATTACCTGTTGCCTGTAACCCCGTAACCGGGACATTAGCTTCCGCTACAACGCTGACACTACCGATTGCTCCGGTGGCTGAGACCCCGGTAAGCTCAACGGGGATAGGCTCACCCCACGTTCCACTCGACCATGTGCCCCGGCCCCAACCGGCAATGATAGCCATAACGGATCTCCGTTAGGCTATACGGATAATGGCGTTAGATGCGTCCGCAGTTGGGAACTGAACAGTGAAATCACCAGCGGTCGAGGTCTTATCAGCACCAAAATCTAAAACACACACCGCATCCGTGGTGCTTACACCACCGCCTGTAGTTGTGTTGTAGATGATTGCGCCCCGTGCGGTAATAGAAGCAGTGCTCCAAGTTTCATCCGCAAAGTCGGTGAACGCTGTCGTGCCACTAGTGGTTGGGTTCACATTAGTCAGCGCCTGCCCACCTGCACTATAACCGGTTCCGCTAACCTCGTTAGTTGCAGAATAGTCCGTAGTTGAGGCGTCCAGTGTAGCTGAACTTGTGTACAACGCCATATTAAAAGTATGGCCTGTTGTACGAAAATCGTGTTGAGCTTCAAGCAATTCTTGCTTGAAGGACGTACACATTGCCTGTGTAATAGCCATGTTTACAGTCTCCTTATCGCATCAGCTAATTCAGGATGCCCTGCATCCTTCAGGTTATTATATACCGTAGTTCGGTCACTCCGGATAGCCTCCCGCATATAGTGAGCGACTACCTTCTCAATGTGCTTCTGAAAAGCACGAGCCTGATCACGGATGCCCGGATGTGCGCTATCCGAAACCGATATTATTTTTGCAGCGCAACGCTCTGCTACTTCTTCCGGGGTAAATCCACGGTTTTCCGTAGTATGAACCGTTACAAACGGCTCATCCGAAAGCTCCATTTTAAAGCTAAACACTAGATTTTCTCCCTAATGATAAGCCCCGTGCGATACGCATCCGTATCTTCAAGCGCTTCACCATAGTTCTTGAGGCGTCCAATAGACTCCTGAAACTGCAACAAATAATTCTGTATGATATCTTGCTCACCCTTCATATAGGTATAAGCCTCAACTAAAGAACCATACAACATTGCAATTGGTGCATTGACACTAAGCCATGTCGTACCACCACCAGCGCCTGCGGTAAGGCTGGCTGGCCGATAGTAGTAATGAAGCTCTGCGGTCAAAGCGGCACTAGGAGTTGGAGCAACAATGAAATTAGAGACATCAAAATAACCATAATACCGAGGTGTCCCAGTAGAAGAAGGGTTTGGATAAGCCGTTTGAAGGAAATTTACGTCTTTGTACTCTAAAAACTCGTTATTCCCATCGGCTTTGATTATCGACAACGAATACGGTGCCAGAAAATCAGAGGGGCAGTTTAAAAACTTGTTTCCTACAGTCAGCGTACCTGTTTGATTGCGCCTAAAAAAGTTGAGCTGCACACTCTTAAAAATACGCTCTTCTGCTCCACGGATAAAAACATTCAGGTTGTTGACGAAAGTCGTCTCCTGATTCTCTGTGTAGTCCTTAATTGCGTCTTGCAACTGTGTCAGCGTAAAACTCATGTCACCACCGTTACACGGCCCACAGACCCGATAAGTCTTGTTGCCACGCCTCTATCTGGATAGCCACCACCTCCAACGGGAACGTCCATTGGCTCTACACGATCCGGTCTTGCATTTTTCAATGCCTGCGGGTCGGTAACTTTAGGAAATGGCTCTAACTGTGGTTGTTTAGGCTCCCACTCATCCTTGCCGACAAGTAAACCGTTCCACTCTCTACGCATATCTTGATACCGATACCGTAATCCGGAGCGGTCAGATATAGCATAAGAGTTTTTACCTGTAGCAAATCGCGCCATGTTTAAACCCTAAAATAACCTACGTCAGGGGCAATGTTAAAAGAAGCCCTGTCACGATCTTCTGATATCGCCCTTTCAAACTCTTCCTCATACATCGCCTTCAAGAGTTGTGCTCTGTTAGGAGCCCTCTTGATGGAAATATAATAGGCAAGACCCGCAGCCAAACACGGATACAAACGGAAGGGTACTTCCATTGTATTCGTAAAATCGTCCGCGTCGTCCATCCGTGTCAGAGCATCATAGTATACCACATCCGTGCTGTTCTCTGGAACCGGCCAGAGTTTTAAAACAGGTGTGATTTGACGATCTAAAAAGAACTGAGATGGTCTAGCTTGTGTAGTTTTGGTTGGAATAGACAAATAGCTGTCCCGGCTAATCCGTTCTAGCGCATAATCTGTTCCACTACGGCGTACCACTACAGACAAGATGTCGATAACATCCGTCCCAAGATTATAATCACCCGTACCTTGCGTTAAGGCTTGGCTTCTTTGGGCTATAGTCCATGCGTTTAGACCACGGTTTGCCCATTCCGCAAGCATCAAATTCAAGGAACGCTTCGCGGTTTTGAGGTCATAACCAGTACGAACCTCAAGCCCACAACGCTCAAACGCCTCCTCTACATAATCGGCGACATCTAGCTCAAAATTTGTGCTTCCAGAAGTAGCCATCTTACTTCTTCTTCACCATGCCGCCGCCGCGCATCTTTTTGACCATGCCGCCGCCGCGCATTTTCTTAACCATTCCACCACCGCGCATCTTTTTGACCATGCCGCCACCGCGCATTTTCTTTACTTTACGTGGTTTCATTGCCATTGTTGGAGCCTCCTATACAACTCTTTGCGGGTTTGGAAGATGTGTTCCGCGTCATACTCTTCCAAGTAATTATCATAATACCCTTTTTGTTCGAGTTTGTCTGCTGCTTCCTGTATCTTAGACAAACGCTGAACAAAAATCATTGCGTATTCGTCGTCTACCATCTGCATAAAAGAGCTATCATCAATGAAATCATTGGGTTCATCGTGAGGATGAAAGCCCATCAACCAAATATCCCTGTCGATAAAAACCCCTTCGGATATGGCATCGTTTAGCATTTCTAGATAGTCGTGAAAATCATCCGGGTCTTTATCAAAGACCATATCTACTATGATAACTAGATCAAACGTGTCTTCCCATTGAGATATGGTGCTATATAAACACTGCAAGTTAGTGTCATACTTAAACAAAATCGCTACCTTGTGATCTTCCCAAGCTTTTTGGGCATACGGGCACGGCGGAAGACCGTTATAAAACGGATTTGGTTTCTGCAAGGTATGAGCAGACCACGCCAAAATCTCTTGGCATATCTCCTGTTCCTTGCCTATGTAAAACCGCATATTCTTCATGATTGTGTTACCGAGCCTTTTGTCCGCTTGCGGCGACCGTTCATAACCTTGCCACAACCCCTAGCTACAGCCGTTCCGGGTATACTAGTGCCGCGGAAAGGGCGTTTTGCCTTACTTTCGTAGCCAACCGCGCCCCCTAAAGCCATTTTCCTTACCTTGGCAGCTTTAGTATTCTCCACAACCTGCTGCCCTTTAGCTCCCGCTTGCTTTTTCTTACGAGCCGTTGCAGCGCGTTCCGACTTTGATAGGCTTTGAGCCTTATTTCTAGGTAAACATCTATCAGGATTTCTTTTATTCTTCGATGTACCGCACGGACCAGCGATATTGCCCGAGCTATCAATTCGCACCCAATCTTCATCTAACCACTCCTTTAGACCGCCCATTACTTACCCTTTCTTTTGCCACCCTTGGCCTTTTTGGCGTAATTCGGGTCTTTACAATATTTTGATGCGGCGAGATTTGCATAAGCACTTGGATATGTATCAAAAGTACGTTTAGCCCAAGCTTTACCTTCAGGACAAATAACGCCACCCTTCTTTTTACGAACCACTTTAGCTTTTCTGGCGCAAGAACCCGCGCCTAAGTTTACTCTAGTCATGCTAATACTGCCACTAACGCTATGACTGTCGCCGCAAGTTGCAGAGCAATACCCCCAAGAATAGCCCAAACCTTAACATCCAAACGATCTATGTCCTTTTGCATATGAGCTAGGTGGTTTGTCTCTAACCGATTTAAAACAGTGGATATTACTTCTACTTTTTTGTCTAAGTCAGCAACCGTGGGTCTAGTCATCTTAACATTTCCATCTTTTACGAGCCTGCCTTAAACGGCTGTTTGGGTCTTTAGCCGCTTTTGGAAATTTTTTCATTTGTCCGGCAGAACGCGCACAGAAAGATTTACGACGCTTTGCATCCTTACTACCTTTTTTGACCGTGCCAGTTACAGCGGTCTTTAACTTTGATCCGGGGTTTGCGCGTCTATATGCGGCTACTCCAGCCTTAGTCATTCCCGCCCCTTTTTCAGTAGGGCGAAAATTTTTCTTGTTTCGGGGAGGCATTTTGGCTTTTTTGCGTTCAGCCACTACAAGTCACTCCCGTTTTGAATGTAAATAAACTCCATTGACGCGGAAACATTAAAGTCAACCGACCCTGAAGAAGAAAATGCTCTCATCTCTAAGTCTGTTTTTTCTGTGAACTTTATCGGGAAAGTATAAAACTGTTCGTGTGCGCCATCCGTAAGAGTAAATCTTTCTTTTA